AAATCCGTAGCCAATCGCCATCTGTAAAAATAGCCACATAGAGACACAGCCACCCGACCCCACAGTCGAAGCCGTCGCCGTTTGCGTCAGCTTCCGTAAATCGTGGCGCGTAGCACGGATGTTCTACAGAACGGATGTTCTGATTTGGGAGGGGCTACAGCAGATGTGACGTTAGCACGTATGTTCTAATTTTTTGGACGAGGGAGGAGGGAGGAGGGGGCGTGGGTGTGGGTGGAGGGTGGATGGGAGGTGTGGGCGGTGGTGGTGTGGAGAGGGGGTGTGGCTTGGAGGTGTTGGCATTTAGTGGAATCTACCCGTGACGATTTAATTTCGTAAAAAGGCGTTTTCGGTCATTAGATACGTAAGCTACGTAGCCACGTAAGCTACGTAAGCTTCGCAGTATCCTTTAGTATACTTGTTGCGATATATGTATACGTTGTCTACGTAAGCTACGTTAGCTACTGGCAAAGATATGAAAAGTGTTAGACGAAAGGTTCCTTTACCAGTAGCAGTGTAGACAATGGGAAAATTAGAAAGTTAAACACCAAAAACCAATGTCTACATAATTAGTATATCATTTGAGTCAAGTGGGGCTGGCTCGTAGCTTTGAGGTCCTATTAGATAGGAAGAAGTTGTTTTTGGCGGGAATTTTCTCCAGCCCTGTTGTATTGTAACATAAAAAAAAGACACCACCAAAGTAAAATTTTGTATCAGTTGTTTTATGTATGGACTTTAATGGTGTCGATTACATTGTAGCAAGTGTGTCAAGCAAGGGTGACCTGGTTTAGCACAAAGATGCGTTGCCAGACGTGTCGCATAGTGAAGGCAGTCACTTCTTTGTTTACGACCCTTGCTCTACTATGCTAACATACGCCTATGTTAAAGATGATAGAGGTTTGTCCTAGATGTTGTGGACAAATCAGTGATTCTGGTGAGATTTATGGTTACACAGGGTACACAGAGATTTGTTGCATACATTGTGGGTGGGCTAAATATACGTATAAAGAAGAGTTAAACAAGAAGCCCAGGGAATATTTTGACAGACAGATAGTTCCTTATGATGAGGCTTTGATTGCGGAAAAGAGGAAGGACAGACCTAAGTATGGGTATCCTGACATAGAGGTTTTTACAGACTTCAAGGTATATAAGTCAGGGTTTGAGAAAATATCGCTTTCTAGTAGGTGTCCATTCTGTAAGAAGGATAAAAATTTGTATAAATCAAAGAAAACGAGGAAGAATAATTTATTGAGGGCTATTTGCGAAAACGAACATGTGTGGTATTTTAATTTAAAGGACAGAGAACCTGTTTCATGGAGGTGATATATGCCTGAAAAGGACTCAAGATTGGCAAGAGCAGGTGTTTCTGGGTTTAACAAGCCCAAGAGAACACCTAGTCATCCTAAAAAATCACACGTTGTTGTTGCTAGGTCTGGTGGCAAAGTAAAAACCATCAGGTTTGGACAACAAGGCGTTAGTGGTGCTGGTAAGTCTCCATCAAGTTCTTCAGAGAAGGCAAGACGTAAGTCGTTTAAAGCACGACATGCAAAGAATATAGCTAAAGGTCCTATGAGTGCTGCTTATTGGGCTAACAAAGTTAAATGGTAGGAGGTAATCATGCCTAAAGTAGGTAAAAAGAAGTTTCCGTATAGTAAAGCTGGTATGGCAAAAGCTAAGAATTATGCTAAAAAAACTGGCAAGAAAATGAAAAAGAAGAGTTATTAATGCCTAAAAAAGGTCAGTACAAAGCTAACGCTTCGAAGGAAACAGTCAGGCAACGCAAGAAGAATCAGACACCGAGTCAGATGAAGAAACGAGTTGCCAGAAATACTGCTAGGCGCAAGGCTATCAAGGCAGGTAAGGTTACGAAAACTCCTAATGGCGCTGGTAATCCTAGTAGAAAGCCTGAAGTAGATCACTATAAGGGTGGTACTAGGATAATTTCTCATAAGAAAAACAGGAGTCGTGACAATAACAAGAATCATAGAGGCAGAAAATGACACTAAGAATTGGAAATAAGTCTACTACGCCTGATGGTGTAGCACATAGGCAAGAGATATTTTTGAATGTTTATAAAGAGTGTGGGAGTATTACAAAAGCATGTAATGCTATTGGTTTGAATGCTGATACTGTGACTAATTGGAAAAAGCGAGATAGTAATGGGTTTATGGCTAGATTTGAAAATGCTAGTTTTGAATTTGCTGAAAGTTTACAGGATATGGCTTTAGATAGAGTTAAGCAGCAGAAACCTTCAGATAATCCTACGTTGTTGATAGCTATGTTGAACGCAAATCACCCTAAATACAGACCATTATCAGGGAATACTGATGAAGTTACTAGGGATGTGATGATGGAAATGCGCAAGACGTTGAAAAAGATGGATACTGAACAAGAGGTTATTGAGGTAGAGGTAGATGAGAAAGAAGAATTTGACAAATTATTAGAATCTAAGAAGAAATAGTATAGCTATGGTTGTACAACTAGCAACTAATAAGAATAAATTCGCAGATGTCTTGTATGAAAAGATAGGGTTCTCCCCTACTAAGTTGCAAAAAGATATTTTATCCTCTAGAAAACGATTTGTTTTGGTTGCTGGGGGTGAACAAGCAGGTAAATCTATGGTAGCTTCTAAGTATTTGGTAGCTAGGTTGTTTGAGAACGATGAACCAGGGTTATTTTGGTTAGTTGCTGCCGACTATGAACGAACAAGAGCAGAATTTGAGTATCTTGTCGAAGATTTCGGTTCGATGGGGTTGTTAAAAGAAGCATCTAAGAGAGTAGACCCAGGTAGGATCATTCTTGCGGATGGAACTAGGATAGAGACTAAATCAGCTAAAGACCCAAGAACTCTAGCTATGAGAGCGCCAAATGGGATAGTAGGATGCGAGGCTTCTCAGTTAGATTTGGAAACATTTCACAGATTACGAGGCAGATGCGCTCCGAAACGTGGTTGGTTGTTCTTGTCAGGCACATTTGAAGGTTCATTGGGTTGGTATCCGCAGATGTTTCAATCATGGCAATCATCTAGTAGCTCTGATGAGGTGTCTTTTTCGCTTCCAAGCTATTCAAATGAACATTTATACCCTGGTGGTAGAGAAGATCCAGAGATTTTAGCATTAGAAAAGGTATCTTCTGATGATTTCTTCTTAGAAAGAATAGAAGGTATCCCCTCCCCTCCACAAGGAATGGTGTTTACAGAGATACGACCTGATATACATATACAAAACGTAGAGTATGAACCTGATATTCCAGTACATATCTGGATAGACCCAGGTTATGCAGAAGCCTATGCTTGTGAAATAGTACAGGTAGTTAATGATCAGATACGAGTTATTGATGAAATATATGAACGAGATTTAATCACTGATGAGATTATCGAGATAGCACAGTCGAAGATATGGTGGAAAGATGCACAATTTGGTGTCATTGACGTAGCTGGATTTCAACATCAGGCTATGGCTGCTCCTGCTGAAGTATGGATGGAGAAAACTGGTATATATTTTGATTCACAAAAGATAAGAATCAACGATGGAACAGAAAGATTAAAGGCTTTTTTAAAGACCGATCCTGTAGAACAAAGAGAACCAAGAATTGTATTTAATCCCAAGTGTGAAGGTATATTATCAGAGTTTGGCATCAAGCCAAATCCATTTGATGGACAGACCAGAGCATATAGATGGAAAATGGATAGAGATGGTACAATAGTTGGAGAAACTCCTGAAGACAGGTATAATCATGGTGTCAAGGCAGTGATTTATGGTTTGATTAACAGGTATGGCTATGGCTATATAACTGAAAACAGCACTATAAAGGTAAACAGGTGGTAAATGGCTAACTATAAACCAGAAGAAATTATTGCTTTAGTTGACAATCACTATGATTTGACAGAACCACTTCGTACTCGAATGGATGATGACCATAAGATATATCGTTTAGAAGAGTTCGATGCTGGTGAAGGTTATCAGTCATACACATCTAATGAACCTCAAGTATATGCAGACAAGTTGATTTCTTGGTTGTCTTCTGCTGAGATGGTGGTAAGAATACCATACAATAACTCACAGAGAGAAGAACGAGAAAATAACGATGCTAAAGAAAAGTTCTTGATAGGTGTGCTGAAAGCTGCTGATGACAGGTTGATCGACAGATTCCAACCTAAGATAAGACATCAGTTAGCTTGGTTTATCACATTAAGAGGATGGTATGCTGCAAGGGCTTTGTTAGTTAAAGACGATGAGGGTGAAACTCATGTAGAAATACAACCTTGGGATCCACTTCATACATATTGGGGTGAAGGAAAGAATGGATTAGCTTGGGCTTGTTATAAGACTAAGAAAACTCCTACTGAAATCAAGGCTATATGGGGTGTTGATATAAAAAGTGATGGTCAAGGACCTGATGATGACGATGGGATAGATGTATATGATTTTTATGATTCAGAAGACAATATAGTATGTACAGATGATACAGTTTTGAAGAAAAGGACTAAGCATGGCTCTGAGAAAGTGCCTGTTGTTTTAGGACCAGTTGGCGCACAGCCATTAGTACAAGCTATATCAGAGACAGGAAACTTAGACACGATAGAAGATTATGGTGAGTCTTGTTACAAGTCTTCTAGGGATTTATTTGAGAAACATAACTTCATGATGAGTGTTATGTTGGAGCTGACAGCACGATCAAGGAAACAAGGTCTGAAAGTCAAATCAAGAGATGGTACGAAAACATTAGAAGAAGATCCGTATAAAGAGGGTTCAGAAATTGCTTTGGGTCAAGGTGAAGATGTAGAGCCATTAGGGTTATTAGAGATGGCTAGGGAATCTGGGGTGTTCATGGGTTTAATATCTGGAGAGATGCAAAGAGGTGGATTACCCCATTCTATATATGGACAATTAGAGTTCCAGTTATCAGGATTTGCTATCAATACACTCAGACAAGGTGTTGAAACTGTATTAGTACCTAGATTACAAGCTATGGAAAAAGCACACAAATCTATATTCCAATTGATATGCGATCAATATATAACTGGTGGTTTCAAGTCATTTGAAGTTAGTGGACAAGATAAAAACAGGATGTATTTCAAAGAAGAAGTCACTCCTGAGATGATTCGTAACGCTGGTGATGCCGAA